AGAGGATATTTGAGCAGAAAACGATATAACATATTGCCCTGCTTCTCCAAAAACAATTCTACTTGCAGGACTTCCTAAAGTAATACCAGAATTACTAGCTTCTGCCGTGTATGTAAGCTGATATTCTGTATTTGCACTTGCTGCCGTTACGTCTGCGTTAATGTAAAAATCACCGTGTCCATCTTCTAAAACTATTTGACGCCACACACCGTTTTTACTGACAACAGGATAACCGTTTTGCCTATCATATAAAATAACGCCATCTTCAGCAGCAGAACTATACTGATCTTTTGCATCTAATTGATTAAGGGCTTTGCCAAGAAAGCGCCTAATATTTTCAGCCCATGATTGTATATCTGGTGTATACGGTGGGACAATCCTCATCTACGCCCACCTTGCCGCGCATCTAATCTCATTATGCCAACACGCCAATCTGACGCTGTGTTGCCCTCTACACGCATACGAACCTGACGCCCCTGAAACCTTACAGATGTTGGGTTGCTCATTGTAAATGGGCCGTAAGTTGTTTCAGCAGCAGTAGGATAAAACCTTGTTTTAAACTTTGCAGTAACGTCACCTAATGTTTTTTCATCAGGTATAAGTTCTACAACATTCATTAAGTTTTCACCATTTCCAATTGATATTGGGCCTGTTTCAGCAAATGGCGTTCCAGTGTCATAATTATAACCTATTTCGTGTTCGTATAAGATACCATTGCTTTTGATGTACATAGGGTAACGAAATACACCACGATCAACTCCAGCAGTGCGATCCATAGAACCAGTAGTCCATATGTTTTCTGCGTAATCGTAAGCTACATATCTGTTACATTCCATGCTATCTGAGCTAGGATAAAACCACCATATTTCATTCCAAGCAGAGTTTACTACAGCACTAACTTTACTACGTTGGTCATTATTAAAATCAGAGAAAACATAATCTCCAACTTCACATGGTATATCTTGAACTCTACCACCAGAATAAGCAAAGAAACCACGTTGACCCATCCAGAACACTCCAGCGTCTACAGCTACAGCAGCAGCAGCGCCTATTAACCCACAAGACGTTCCAACTCTTTCTAGACCATAAACAAATGGTGGCCCTTGATAGGTCATGCTGTGGGCATCTTCTGTAGTTAAAATCAGTGATTGCCCTCTTGTTCTTAAACCTCGTAAAATAACACCATTAGTCTGTAGTAGTATATCACCAGCTTGGTTTGTAGCGGCTGCTGTCCAGGTTGTGTTGTCTTCTTGATCTGACCACTGCACTTTTCGGCTATCACCACCAGCGCCAAAACAAACTACAAATCTCTCTTCTGTAACCATAAACCCAGAACAAGAAGTAGGTGAGTTAGTTACTTGTGCAGCTTTAACAGCGTTGTTTAGTTGCCATTGGTACAGCTTACCATCGTCAGGAGACATAGCTAGAAGAAATTCTCCATAGTTATCTAATGACCAAACGGTAGCTTTTAATATGTTTTCACTGTCGGCTCTTGGAAGTCCGTATTCTTCACGCCCATAAAAACTAGCGCCATAACCAGTGTTTATAGTTGCATCTACACGCCCAGCAGTAAGTCCAACAGGAGTAATATCTGTTGAAGTTCCATCAGCTTGTAATGCATATAATTTGTTGAAAGTTCCAGTAGCTAGTCTTCTGTTTGCGCTGTTATCTTCCCAGGCTATTATTGAACGAGCAACACCGCTAATATTTACGCTTTGCCTTTGACGCCAACCACCTATAGGACGCAAAGCGTCTTCATGCCAGCGAACTAAATCTACATCACGCCATCTACCTTGTGACATAAGATCAGTGCCATTTCTATACTGACCTTTTGGAATTTGCATAGAAATTAACGGCATTATTCACCTTACGTTTTTACTAATAATTCAGTTGCTGAAATAGCAGTCCCCGCCAGTACACTTGGCGTTGCAGCCGTTGTGCCTATCGTTCCGTCTGTCTGTACGAAATATTGTTGTCCTGGTGTGAGGCCAGATTGCTCATCATTTACTGCACCAATAATATCTAAAGTTGCACCTTTGGTGTCAGCTACAGCGCCACCTTTAGACATACCAATGTAGTTTTCTGAGGTGAGGTTTGTTGAACCAACCGAAAAAACAACCCCTGTTCCATTACCAGAATTTCCGCTGTCCCTGTAAGCAATAACTACTTTGTTAGCGTTGCTGTCAAATGTAGCTGAGTTATAAACACTGTTCGCTTGTTCATAAACAATGGGCGTATCAAAGGATATAGACGTACCACTTACAGTGCCAGCGACAGCAGTGCCGAATTCAGCAGTATTTCTGTCCCTATAAGCTATTATAACTTTGTTAGCGTTGCTATCAAATGTACCACTGATGAAGTCGGCTTCATAGCCTTGATTAAACTCAACTTTTGTACCAAAGCTAATACTTGTTCCAGATACAGTCCCGACTATTGCAGTGCCGGGCGCACCTGTGGTTGCCCCGTCACGATATGCTATAACAATTTTGTTAGAACTAGAGTCAAACACAGTAGCACATTCTTGAACTCCTGCCCCACTCTCAAAGACAACTGCACTGCCAAAACTAATAGATGCACCAGATACTGTGCCTACAATTGCTGTTCCCCTGCTTGAATTTGCGTTATCCTGATAAGAAATAACAATTTTATTTGAATTGCTATCAAAGGCCGCAGATATTTCTTCGGTTTGAGCACTCTCAAATACAGTTTCTGAACCAAACGAAATTGACGTACCTGAGACAGTTCCTACAACCGCAGTACCATATAAAGAATTTGGGTAATCCATATAAGCAATGACTACTTTATTTGAATTTGTGTCAAATGTTGATGCTATATGAGCAGAAGATCCACCACTGTTAAATACAGTAGATGATCCAAATGAGATAGACGTTCCGCTTACTGTGCCGACTATTCCAGTACCTCTGCTTGAATTACCACCGTCTCTGTAAGCTATTACAGCCTTATTATTACTGCTATCAAAAGTAACTGCAATATAGTCAATATTTGCACTACCAAACACAACAGGCGTACCAAAGCTAATAGAGCTTCCAGATACAGTACCTACTACAGCAGTTCCATAATTAGAATTATCTTGATCTTGATAAGCTGCCACAACTTTATTATTGCTACTATCAAACGTTACTGCACCTCCACCATTCTGCCCACCAAAAACTACAGGAGTCCCTGCGCTTGTATCCGATCCACTAACTACACTCACTGTCCCATCAGCATTAACCACTACTGACTTACCGCTTGGCAGTGTGCCACTAGCTACCGCTTTAAACTCACCACCTTCTTCAGCCCCTATACGCTTTAACATAGTTACCCCTTCACGATAAGTTTAGTTGCCGATACAGCCGTCCCTGCAAAGACGCTAGGACTAGCAGCCGTTGTACCTAGTGTGCCATCATTCTGAACGTAGTAGCTTTGCCCTGCTGTTAAACTGCTCCCTGCTGTGGAGTACTGATAAATGTAATCAGTATCTTGACCAGCCAGATACATTTTTGATCCATCTGCATTAAAAGATATGCCGTATGTACCGCTATCTTGTGAAGATACATCAAGTTTTATGTTGCTATAAGACGCTGTGCTTATGTCAAAACCAGTTGTTAAATCGTATTGATATACTTCTTCAGTAGGTTCATTATCAACAACAAATAATTTAGTTCCATCGTTATTAAATTCTAAACCTTGTGCGGTGGTGTTTTGTGATGCCACACTAAAACTAACACTATCGTAGGATGCAGTGCTTAGATTAAACCCAGTAGATAAGCTATATTGAAATACAGTGTTGTTTGCTGTGCCAATGATATACATTTTAGTACCGTCATTGTTAAACTGAATACCTTGCACATTTGATTCTTGTGAGGATGGATCAAAGCTAACGCTGTCATAAGAGGCCGTACTTAAATCAAAACCACTTGATAGGCTATATTGAAATACACCATTAGTATTAGAGCTACCAATAAACATTTTAGTACCATCATTATTAAACTCTATAGCAGATGGAAATACACTTTGAGATGATACATTTAACGTAACGCTGTCATAAGAAGCAGTGCTTACGTTAAAAGGTGTTGATAGGCTATACTGATAAACCGAATCGTTATCCGTTCCAACTAAATACATTTTAGTGCCATTAGTATTAAATGCGATACCTGACATTCTTCCATCTTGAGAAGAAGAATTAAAACGTACACTGTCATAAGATGCGCTAGACAATACGTAATTAATAACAGGTATATCGGCTATTGCACCTTGCGTATCTATGATAGCCCCTGCACCAGAAGCTGCACCAGAACGAGATATGCCTATGTAGTTTTCTGAGGTGAGGTTTTGTGCTGTTCCAGAGTTTTGAAAAACAACGGCTGTTCCATAATTAGAATTACCTCTGTCTTGAAAACCAATAACAATTTTATTGTTTGTACTATCAAAAGCAGGACTGTTGCCCCTGCTATCAGCAGCATTAAAAATTGTATCAGAGCCGACTGTAATAGATGTACCACTTACTGTTAAAGGTACTATAGTGCCATTGTCTGAGTTAGGTGGATCAGTATATGCCGCAACCATTTTTTGAGCATTACTATCGTATTCTAACTCAATAAAATTTGTAGTAGCATTGTGGAATACAACCCTACTTCCAAAACTTATAGATGTACCACTAACTGTTCCTACCTTCGCTGCACCAACTTGTGAATTGTCATAATCAACATAAGCAACAACTACTTTCTGTGCAGAGCTATCATATGATATTTCCATTTTATCTACATAAGAACTTTGAAAAACAACAATTGAACCATAACTAACTGAAGTACCACTGACTGTCCCAACAATAGCTGTTCCATAGTTTGTTCCACCGTTTTGAAATACAACAACTAATCTATTTGCATTTGCATCATATGTAATCCTATTTCCTGCTGTTGCTTCGTCTATGTCAATAAGGTTTTGTGAACCAAAACTAATAGATGTTCCACTTATTGTACCCATTTTGACGTAAGCACGATTTGACGCACCCCCATCCATATAAACTACAGCAACTTTTTGTGACGAACTATCGTATGTAATATCAATATGATTTACATCACCACTACTAAATATTGTTGTTGAACCAAAACTAATTGACGTACCACTTACTGTCCCGACAATTGCTTTACCTCTTTGTTGACCATCAGCTTGATCTCTATAAACCGCAACAACTTTTTGTGCGTTTGCATCATAACCTGACCTTATATGTCTTGTTTCTGAGCTTTGAAAAACTACTGGTGTGCCGAAACTTATTGACATACCGCTAACCGTTCCCACAACAGCCGTACCATACTCAGAGTTTCCTGAGTCACGATAAAATATAACTACTTTACCGCTTGCTACATCAAAAGTAGAGTGCATTTTTTCATTAATAGCTGCTGATTCAAATACTGCTTCCGAACCAACTTGCTGCGATAAAGAGGTTTCAGCTACAACACTCACAGTACCATCAGAGTTCACAACAACAGGAGTACCATCCGTCAACGTACCACTGGCTACAGCGTGTTCCTGTCTTGGTAAATTCTGATCGTTGCCTATGACACGCAGCATTATTTTTATTCTCCGTCATCCGCATCTGGATCTACCCAATCAGGATTAGCTGACCAGGTTGTGCCATCTAACTTATACTTGTTGCCTGTCCAATCATCGGGTGCGTTGGTCACGTTCTCAGTAATAGTCGTATTGCCACTGTTTAGATCAGCGATAATAA